GAGTAATTTTTAATATTGTCTATCGCTTCATGAATAAATTCTTTAAGATTTTCTTTCTCTTGAACTATTAACTCCGCATCATGCTCTTCCATAGGACGGAGACACACCGGACATTTTTCCTCTTCGGTCCCCATCTTCTTATACCTCTCTTTTCTTTCAGCAGCTAAAGCTTTATTACGTGCAACTGCCTCTAAATTAGTTTCGATTTTTAAATCTTGATCCGAAACAGCCTCTTCAAGGGAAGTTATTTGGCTTTTAATCTTATTAATGTCTATTTCTTCAACGTCTTTAAGCTCACTTTCGAGCTTTTCTTTTTCTTCGGTATTATCTTTTTGACGACCGAGGTACTTTTGCTTTTTTTCTTTTCTTGTTCGTAAGATTCGTTGCTTTTGATCTTCATAATTTTTATACGCCTTTTCAATCTCCTCTAATTTAGTTAACTGTGTATCGTGATCACGTGAAATTTCATTGTATTCATTACGTAACGCGGTTAGCATCGTACTAAAGATTTCCATACCAAAAATATCTTCAATAAACTTTCGTTTTTCGATTTTATTCTTAGCCATAAATGGAACAGCATTGTTAACTGTCATAATTACACAGTTTTGAAATATAGAGGGTGAAGCACTTAATACCCGGCTAATATATGCTGTAGTATTCTTAATACTATCTCGCGTTCTATCAACCCCGTCCTTAAAGATAAGGACTTTAGAAGGTGATAAAGTACGAATTATTTTGTAATTGTTTCTACCTTTTGGTGAATCTAACTCAAAGTCGAGTTCAATATGTGTCTTACCATTAGTTAAGTTATTTGGTATAAGATCCTTTTTTAACTCACGTAGTGTTTCACCAAATATAGCAAAATACAAAGCATCAGCTATAGTGCTCTTACCAATAGCATTTCTCCGATCAGGTTTATCTTTATTTTTACCAGTAATAACATGAAGACCCTTACTAAACTCTATTGTTACGGGTTCTTCTCCTACAGATAAAAAATTTACTATACTAAGCTTTTTAAAGTTTACTTTTTTCATATAAGCTGAGAGTATATTTTATTATCTCTTTTTTATTCTTGATTTCAAGTAAGTTTACAAACTCTTCAATAGCTTGTGGAATGTCAATACCTGATAAGTCTTCTTTATTTTCTGTATCATCAAGTAACCGATTAAAATTAATATCATAATCAACAGTTAGTACTTCTGGTTTAAGTAAAGTTAACTTTTTAATCAAGACGTCCATGTCTGCTTGTGATATATTCATATCTACCTTGAGACGTATAATATTATTAGCAATATTATTTACCACGCTATCGGTAATAGAGCCTTCTCTTACTAATTCACTCAATGATACTTTTTTATATGATGGGGATATATTATTAGGTGTAAAGTCGTACTCAAGTGTATCAAAATCTAATACATAGTAACCTTTTTGATTGCCTGCATCACCAAAATCCATTTGAAAGGGGTTACCTACATATAATATAGTACCTTTACCAAACTTTTTTTCATGTCTAGTATGAAAATGTCCTGAAACTACTAACGGGCTCTTCTTAAGTAAATCTTTCACCTTAAGTCCCTCTTCACAAACCTTATACGAGTTCATCTTAAAGGTCTCTATCTCGAAATGGCCAAAGATAACATCGCTTTCTGGAACTTCTTTAATGTTTGTATTCCACGGACAGAAGGTAATAGTACGATCGAAAGCTTCAATCGTATCATATGTGTCTAAAATTGTTACGTTCTTTCTCTTTTTAAATATAGACAGGGAATTAACATCAGTTCTATGTTTGTAGTAAATATCATGATTACCGGTAATAGCAATAATATTAAAATCACACAAAATATCTAATATATCTGCAGATACCTGCAGCGTATTAACTGATATCTCACTTCTGTTGTGATGCCAATCACCGCAAAAGATTATATCTTTGATATTTTTTCGTTTACACTCATCTTTAAACCAATGAGCCCATTCTACAGCATAATTATGCCAGTTTGAACTATTGGAATGTACACCTAAGTGAAGATCTGAAAAAATAGCAACTCTAGGCTTATTAATCTTCAAAAGAATTTTCCTCGTCTGGTGGTTTTACATAGACATGTCCATGTGTATTCTCTGGATCGGACATAAAGTCTTCATATACACGTTCTCTATACTTTGTAACAGCTTCATGATGTTTTTTCTCTTTCTTTATTCTATTAATAAAGGCGTGATATGCTATAGTCGTAAAATATGAAAACGGATTAGTAGCTTTTTCAAAATTAAACTTTTTATGCTTTAGTGCTGAATACATTTTAATAAGAGCATCACCTATCATATCATCTTTATATGTATAATTGATAAATGATGCGTTGTAACTTAACCCATAAGCAATTTTTTTAATGTTTTCTGCTAAATCATCTGTAAGAATATCTGTATCATAGTACTTTTGTAGCGACTCCTTAAAGACTTTAGGTTCTATATAATATGGTTTTTTCTCTTTTGCGGCCATTTGTTTAATTATAGTATTAAAAGTTTATTTTTCAACAATGTTAGTTTCGTTATACTTTATCTTCTCATTATCATAAATTTCTTTACGTTTCTCGCAGTGTCTTATGCCGTATCTCAATCGATCACATATATCGAATATAATAAGCTTGTTTTTTGAGGCGTGTTTCCGGAGACCTCTACCAATCGACTGTACAGTCCGTATAAAGGACTTACCTCCCGATGCAAAAATAATGTTATGAAGATTTTTGATGTTGACACCTGTCGAAAATATAGCACTTATAGCGATACACACAACATTAGCATCTTTTTCCATTATTTTCTTTATTTTTTCACGCTCTTCTACTTCAACCTCACCTCTAATAAAGTATACCTGCTTATTTGTTAGAGTATCAAGGTATACTTTAAGTAATTCCCCGTGTTTAATATGATTAACCAAAATTAATGTATTATTATCTAGCTTACCGCATAATTTTGCTAAAAACGAGTTTCGAAAATCACTCTCATATATAAAATCTAACTCTTCTCTGTATGCATTGTCAGAAAGGTACCGCGGGGGTGTGTTATACTCGAGATTTAGCACCTTTACATTAACATTCGCTAAATAATCCTCTAATCTTAACTCATAACTCGTTTTTTCATATATAACTGGACCTAATTTACCTATAATCGACCATTTATCTAAGTTATTCTCCGGAAGTGTACCTGTAAACCCATATTTGTTGTGTGTTGTGATCTTAGATACTATTTTGCTAATCTTGTTTGATGCTTTTATCTTGTGGCACTCATCAACTATAAGTAAATCCACATACTTTAACCAATCATTTGTATCAAACTGACTTTGAACTATGCCAATATTACATATAACAACGTTAGCCGTTAGATCTGGCTTAGTTTTACCGGTCCACTTAGTAAGTTTAAAGGTAGTCCCACTGTTAATGAACTCATCGTACGTTTGAGTTACTAGTCCTAAGTCAGGAACCAGTACAACACATTTAAAAGTATCCTTATCGGGACAAGATTGAAAGTAATTCTCAATTAAAGCTGCAGTTGTAAGAGTTTTACCAGCGCCGGTACCTAAAACACATGTACCTCTGCCAAGTTTTAAGGCTCTTTTTATTACATCTTCCTGATATTCACGTAATGTAAGCGTAAAGTCTTTATATAGCTCTATATTACGACCAACTTTAAGTATCTTTTGTAGTTTATCTGTGACTTCAACGTCAATTTTGATCTGATTATTAATCAGATACTGTCTAATCTCCCAATACAATCCAACTTCACAAGCTCCTGTACCTGTTATTGCATACTTTCTTCTTGCAGCAAACCTACCTCTATATCTAGCAAATCTAGCTCCTTCATTTTCTACACTAAAATGCTCTCTTATACGTTCAAATAGATCTGTATCGTCAGTTCTAAGCTGAATTTTCCGGTTACTCGGCTTATAGTCAAAAGTTAACATTAAAGTTGCTCCATTTTATTAATATCGATAATATTTTTGATCTCCCAATGCATATTACCGAGTACCTTTTCAACTTTTTCAAGATATTCTATTATTGCATCCTGCTCAGCGATACCTTTATTAAGATTATCTATTGATTCATGTCTTTCAGCAGCTGATTCAGCAGCAGATTGACTTATTCTTACCGGGGAATCAGAGATTACCTTTTTAACTAGTTCTTTTTTAATTTTTTTCTTATCACCAATAAAGGAATTACGTTTAATTTTTGCTTCTATTAGTCTCGCGACCCAAAAATGCTTACGAGCCGGTAGTCTCATTTGTGCTTCTTTAAGATTAAAGTCATCGAGTACAAGATCTTGTCCAATTTCTTCAATATACTTTTTTAGCAATTCCATTCTTATATTATAAATATAATTATAATGGAATCCACAGGTAGATTTGAAAAGTATTTTTTAAAGGCATTGAGAGAAAATAACACTTCAGGAGCTGGAGGGGCTTTTGGGGACGGACCGTCAACAGCTGATTTGTATGTACCATCTGAGCAGGGATCTGGTATTAAAAAGAGTAACACGCCAGGGGATAGCCGGATTGCTAGACCTTTAGGCGCTGGTAAGGTTCAAACACGTAAAAAAGCAGTAGGTGGTAAAAAGAGGCGTAATAAAAAAGAAAAAGGTGTTAGTTACTTGACAGGAGAAGAAAATGAAGAAGGTATGCCTGAGGAGGATGCTGAAAAGAAAAAGAAAGCTGATAGATGTAAGCGCAGAGCAGACTCTGTTTATGGTAAAAAGACTTCTGCTTATAAGTCGGGTGCTATTGTAAGGTGTAGACAAGGTAAAATCTGGAAGAAAAAGAAATGAGTATGTCTCAAAAAGAAGTGCTTGAAGCTAGTGACTCGTTACGTCAGTGGTTTGATAGAGGAGGTACTGATCCTAAGACTGGTAAGAAGTTTAAAGGGTGGGTGAATTGTAAGACTGGCGGTCCTTGTGGTCGCAAATCTAAAAAGTCTGGTGGTAGTTACCCAGCTTGTCGTCCAACTAAGGCGGCTTGTAAGAGTATTAAGGGTAAGATGTATAAAAAGAAGGGGCCGAAGCGTGTTAACTGGAAGAAGAAAAAGAAAAAGAGTGAAAATGCTGAAGATGTACACAAGCCTGTTAAGCCTGGCATCCTAAAGAAGAGGTTAGGTAAGTTATCTTGTAGTAAAGTAAGAGGCGCGAAAGGTAAGTTAAAGGATAAAGGCACACATTATGCAAAAGCACTACAGCGCTATTTAAATTATCACTGTTAATATAAATATTATTATGCAATTCGACGAATTAGTAAAGCTTTATCTTGAAAGAAAGTATCCAGCTAAGGCACCAAAAGGAGATTCATTTAAAAAGGACACAGGTGAGCCGAGTAGAGTTGATTCACGTAAATCTACTACGGATAATTTTGTAAGGACACATAAAAACCCTACTACTACACATGCTAAAAAGTTTGGTAAGAGGGAAGAGGAAGAATATGATGAGGACGCTGAAAAAGTCGATAAGGATCGTATGAAGTGTAACAGTCCTCGTCGTACTTCAGGTGGTTCTAAGAAGTTCGTTGTTAAAGCTTGTAAAGATGGTAAAGAAAAGATTGTTCGCTTTGGAGATCCAAATATGAAAATTAAAAAGAGCAATCCTAAGCGTAGAAAGTCATTCCGTGCGCGCCATAAGTGTGATCAAAAGAAAGATAAGTTCTCTGCTGGTTACTGGTCATGTAAAAAGTGGTAATAAGATGGTCTCTTTTAAAACATATTATGTAGTTAATGAATTGTTTGGTAAAGGTGAAAAACCTATAGCTGATAACCCAGAGTCTACATCAATTGATACGTTCGATGATTTAAATAGAGTAATAACTGGTATTATAAATAAGGCAAAATTAGGTGAAGTTAAAGACCAAGCTGTAGGTATGGTGGTTGATACTGTATTGGGTTTTATACCTGGAGCGGGTGCAGCAAAAACTGCGTTTGATTTTTTTAAAGGTGTAACTAAACAACCAGATGCAAATGATACCGGGTCTTTTATTGATCAATTAGATGTAGATGACCAGCTATCGATGATAGTAGACGACACAGTTGAAGGTAAATTTTTAAAGTTTATACAAAAACAAATTAAAGGTAAAAAGGGGCCTATTCCTCCGGAGTGGAATATTAACGCGGAGCTTAAGCAATATTTAGCGAATCAATTTGGAGGACGCACTGTTGCTGGATCAGAAGAGGACAGGCCGGTAGCTGATCCTCATTTAAGGACATTAAAATAGAAAAAGATTGAGTGATTTAGGACATTGGGAAGGAGTTCTCGAAGAAAATGTAGATCTACCCTACGGGTTCATTTATAAGATAACTAATCTTACTAATGACAAGAAGTATATTGGTAAAAAACAGTGCCAGTCAATAAGAAAGCGCCCTCCCTTGAAGGGTCGAAAGAATAAACGACACGAAAAAATAGAAACTGACTGGAAGACGTATACTTCTTCATCAAATGAACTTAATGAGCATATAAGAATACTCGGAAAGGGTAATTTTAAGTTTGAAATCCTTAGATGGTGTGATTCTAAGTGGGAGTTGAGTTATCACGAAACTAGATTACAATTTGAGAAAGAAGTACTACTAAGAGATGACTACTACAACGGAATTATTAACGTCAGAATCGGAAGGCGTAAATGATAATATACGTGGTTTTGAGTTTATTAACCTTAATAAGTGTTTAGCGAGGTCTTTTAACCAATATCTGTTGTATATAACAGAAAATGAGCTTAAATTAACTAGAAAAGACAAAAATAAGCTTGGTATTCACTTCATTATCAAGGAGTTAGTTAAAGTCTGCTCAACTTCTGGTAATAAAAAGTGGTTTTACTACAAGACTGACAATAAAACTATTGAGTATACACTCGTTAAACGTATCTTTAATGCACTTCCTACTAATATTACGTATAGTGAAGAAGAGTTTGATACGTTTCTTGAAGAAAGAGACTATATGTCGTTTAATAAAAAGGATACATCAGCTGTTTCTTTCTATAAATTTAGACTCTTCCTTCGAAGATACGAATTACAGCAAATAGAACAGGAGTTTCTATCTAATATAAATATAAAACTCTCATTACTTCCATAAATATATACATGCGTAAGTTTCTTAAACTGATCGATGAGAGTAAACCTGGAAGTAATAGTGAGTACGTAATTTCAGTATCTGGTCCTGCTAATTTAGAAGATATATATATTTCTGGAGATGAATATACTTTTGATTTACATGAAAAAATAAAAGCTATTGTAGAAGGCAGGGCAGATGTTGTAGTACACGACGAACAACCGGTAGAAGATCAGGAAGATAGTGAAATGTTAGATAGAGAATTTGAAGATGAAGCAGAAACTGAACCTAAATACGCTGAGGCTTTAAAAGATAGAAAAAGAGTTCTTGATAATAAACTAATGGACTATAAAAAACAAACACAAGAATTAAAAACGTCATGAAGACACTAAAATTAATAGAACAGTATAAAAAGATTTATCTCGAGCAAGATGAGGTAGAAGAAGTTGACGTAAATGTTGATGTTGAGGCTGATGCTACTGATGTAGCTGATATTCCACCATCGCCAGAAGGTATAACGCCGGAGGGTGAAGTATATGTTGCTGCTTTGTTAACTAATGCCTTTATATACGCTCCGAGTATGGATGATATTAACCTCGCTTCAGAGGCAAACAAAGCATTTGGAAGAACTGAGCCGAGAAAGGTTATCGAGACGATTGAGAGATTAATTGACTTTTCAGATGAGCCTGTTGAACAAGAGCTCGAAGCCCTAGACGCACAATAACATGCAGTGGTCATTAGAAAATATCTACAAGAATCAGGTACGTGGTAAGATTCCTCCGCGTAGACATCTTCGTGTGTTAGGTGAGGATGTAGAAGAGCAAACATTACCGGATATAGATAGCCTAAAAGAAGAGATTAAGCAAGCAGTTGATAGTTTAAGCTTTGACGATACAAGAGAGGCTAAAAAATTACTCGCGCAAATCTATAATTTTCCCACTTATAAACATGTTAAAAAGGCGTTAGGTGGTAAGGGATATAGCCCGTTAATATTTAAACGATTTAGTGCTGATGTTCAGCGGTTAATAGAAGATATACCCCCTGGTAGTAGAGATCAATTTTTAACATACCTACAATCGCCAGATGAGACATTAGTATTTCCGACAGACATACGTGAAGGTAATTTACCAGATTTAATAGGAGATAAATTAGATTATAAATTAGTAGATTATATTATGAGACATACAGGTCAAGATGAAGGTGGCCGTGGTGTTGGTATGGGTGAGCTTGCACTTGCTTTAACATTTAAAAACTTAGGCGCAGGTGGTAGGAAGAAAAAAGATACTGTAGCAGCTGCGCAGAATGCATACGAAGAGGCTATTGAGGCATTTAAAGCTAATGTTGGACATAAAGGGTACGGTAAGGCTACAATTAAGAATAGAATAAAAGATACTAATTTAGATGAATCAGAATATACTAATGAATATACCTATAATGTAGATAAAGCATTTAACGATTTAACAATTGCACGTGGTGAAAAAGTAAAAGGTGATCTAGAGTTAAATGGAGAAGAATTTGAAATCAAAGGCGAAGGTGCTACTCTAGGTGCTAGACCAGACGATATTAGTGATAAACATAAGAGAGATACTGCTAATAGTTTAGCTGCTATGGGTATTCAAGAAAAAAATAACGGGTATTTAGTAGGGGGACGAGAAATATCAGGTTTAAATAATCTACCAGTTGCTATATCTACAGCATACAGTCTTAGTGAAGACCGGGATGGATTTGAAAAAGTGTTTAAAGACTTTTTAAAGGTGAGCGGTGAGCTTGGAGCCACTGATAAGTATTACAATCAATTAAACTTCGATTTAAGTAATCCTGCATCTATACAAAATGGAATAGGCTTACTTAATTTTATTGAATATGCTGAAAAGGAGCAATTTAAGCATTTTATGGCTCATAATGTTGGTGCAAAAGGCGTAGGCCAAGATGGTCTATATGTTTATGTTAGTGGAAGTCCGCTTGAAATGGCTCGAGGTTTACTAGCATCGAATGCAAGATTTGAAAAGGTAAGTCGGTCAAATCTTAGACCTAGAATTGGTTTTGGAAGTAAATATGCTGGAA